TCGGTGCGGAAGCATGTCCGTACTTGGCGAGCAACCTCTCGTTGTATGCGTCGATTGAATTTGGCTTGTAGCCTGATTCAGTAACTCTTGGTTGATTTTCTTCATGTGGGTCGTTCCATCGCTCGTTATTCAGGTACGTTGTTGCATGCAGCTTGTCGAAGCCGAATTGCTTTCGCTTGATACGTTCAGAAACATCGCTAACCAGCATTTCGGTAAATTCACTCGCGGTTAGGTTTTGATTTTTCAAAGCAGCTTTGAATGATTTCAGTGCGCCCTGCTTGTTCGCTTTGGTTGGGTAGGATTTCCAAAAGGTTTCAAATTCAGGAAAATCCAAATCACTTTTTTGTTTATTTTTATTACTACCAATCAGTACTTGTTTATTATCAGTACTTATTAGTGTCGGCTCAGCCAGATCTGGGTTAGCCTGATCTGGGTTAGACGTATTTGGCTCAGCCTTATACGTGTTATCCGTATCTGGCTTATCCGTAATAGGGTTATCAAATACTGTGTAATCAACGGTTCCGTCAGAGTGTTTCTTGGTAGATATAAACCCTTTGGACTTCAGTTCTTTTAGAATGCTGTAGATACCATCCCTGCCCGTTTTCTTTGCTGTTCCAACAGTGACTTTTTCCAACTGACTAGGACTAATAGACCAGTTATCTGGTTTTGATAGGATGTAGGAAAGCATCCCCATAGCCTGAAATGACAACAGTTTGTCTTCATAAACAGAGTTGGAAATGACGCTATAATTGCGCTCTCTTTTTGCCCGTATAATGCTCATGGGTCGTTACCTTTTGTGGGCTATCTGGCTCTGTAAACTCTGATCGTCGCTAGTTTGCTCGCGATAATCTTCGCAGCAGCCTCGATAGCAGCAGCCTTGATCGCCTTGGCCTCTTTGCTGTCGATCATTTGGTCATCTGCGAGAGCTTTTGATATTTCGACATTGACTTCACCTAGTGCCGCCATTTCACCGATCTGAATTTCGCTGAGCTCTTCTTGGTCAAGTTCGAAGTCGCCAATAGGGATAAACAAGCCGCCGCGCAAGCTTGCACGGTATTGTGCTAGGCAATATGTGCCCGCGTGGATTTCCATTGCCTCAAGATCTTCATCGTCGAAGAACAGGCAACCGTTGCGTTCGTACAGCTTGTTGTTGAAGGTGGTTTCAGACATACCAATAGCGCCAGCTAAAGCACCGCGACCACCTTTGGTGTGCTTGATGATCTCTTTGACCACTTCTTTCTTGGATTCATAAATAACTAACATAATCAATGATTCCTTGTAGTTATGCGGTTTTATCTAATGAGTTAGTATTCAGTTCAGGCCAAATACTTACCCAACTGTCTGGTCTTAAATTTTTTCTAGTTACAAGACCGTTTGAGTTTTTCTCTATAGCAACACAAAGCTCAGCGCCAATTTTTGATTGCTTACTAATAGCAACGCGAAGGCTCGCTAGCGTTGTTCCACATTTAGCTGCGAAGTCATTTTGTTGTTCTACAGACAACATATTTAAAAAAGCTCTTAGTTCATTCATAGGTACTCCTTTGGAATGAACTATAACCCACAGGTAATATAAAATTCAATACCCACAGGGAATTTACCTACAGGTTAATAGTGATAAAATCTTTGTATGGATATTTATGAAATTAGGCGTCAGCGCCTACTTAAGCTGAAAGACGAAAGGTGTAACGGTAAGATTGTTACGCTTGCAGAGAAAATCGACACATCTCAATCTTACGTGTCGAGGATGCTTTATTCCCCAGACAAAGTGGGAAAGAAAAATATATCTGATGTAATGGTTCAAAAAATTACTGATGCTTTTGGGCTAAACAAAGGTTGGCTTGATGGGATTGACCATGATGAAGGATTGAATAACGTAACTAGGTTAGATATCCAGCCATCATACAAAGATAAATACCCAATTCTAGGGAAAGTATCAGCCGGTAGGTTCAAGGACGCAGTGCAAACATTTGACTTAGAGTATGAGCAGAGCACCGTTAAATGCAGTAATGATTCATTCTGGCTTGTTGTAGACGGGCATTCAATGACAGCACCTCAAGGATCTGGAATCTCATTTTTAGAGGGTATGCTGATACTGGTTGATCCAGAACGCGAATACTGTCATGGAAATTTTGTCGTTGCTTACTGTGAAGATAAACATATGGCGACATTTAAAAAAATCAGCATTGAACCGGAAGGAGTATTTTTGGTTCCTCTTAATCCAGATCCGACTTACAGACGCATAAACATGGCTGACGAGTACTGTGAGGTTGCAGGAGTAGTTGTCGATGCCAGGTGGAAGATGTTTTAACTAATGGGATGGAACTACGTGAAAATAAAGATGATTATTAGCGCTACATTACTTGTCTTTTCTGGTGAATTATTAGCTTCAGAGTCAGGTAATGATGACTACTGCCTTATGATCAATGATATGGCTGGTAAGATGATGGAGGCTAGGCAACTTGGCATTCCATTAGCAGAAATGAAAAAGCCTTTAAATGCATTGAAAGGTGCAGAAAAAGATTTGTTTACTGATATTCTAATTTCTGCTTATGAAAAACCAAGATTCAACGGTGAAGAGATAAGAAAAAGATACATAACAGAGCATCAAAACGATTGGTATATGAATTGTATAAAAGTTTACCAAAGTAAATGATGCAACTTATCTGTGACCTAATCATTGCGATATAATAAGCCTCCCGAAGGAGGCTTTCGATTTATGCAACAGTAGCTTTAAGAATCCCGAAATCAATTAGCTTTTTCGTCAACCACTGCTCGCCCTTACCCGTAATTAGCGGCGTGTGGGAAATTCTTGTTTCCCCATTGGCTTCATAGCTTCCCTGTCTCACTTGGAAGTATCCGCGCTCAATAAACTCTTGGAATGGTAGGTTGTGACGCTCACCGCCAGCCATTAAGATCTTTATTTCTCTAAGTATCGAAAATATCTTGCGAGGTCCAAGACCTACAGATTTAGCAAAGTTCCCTAACTGAACGCCCTTATCTGCTGATGCTATGCGATCAGCAAATTCAGCCTTAGGTGCAGCTATGGCAAGTTGTCTTTGGGTTTCTTCGTTCTGTTTCGCAAGCTCAGCGGCAAGCAGCAAAGCTTCTGGAAGTGTTTGAGGGACTTTGAATTGATTGGCTTCTTCGAGTTCTTGCCAGCGATCTACAAGACGGGCTGTAAATTCTGGTGATAATTGAGCTACAACTACAATGCTGTCTCTCTTCCCTTGCTCGCCATTAAAAACGTAAATGTTTCGATTCACTTCAAATCCTAAGTTGTTGATTTCTCCGAAAACCTCAATTTGAGGATTTCGAATTACACCCTGTTCAACAAGTGATTCAATAGTTCTTTTTACGTTGTCGTGACGTTTTTGGGTAAGTTCCGCAATCTCGCGGCTGCTCATGGTTAGATTTTGGTCGTGTTTAATCATATTCATGATTGCTTCCTTCTATGAAATATTAAAGAACGGTGCCCCTAACGCTTTTGGTCGGTATTACGCTTTGAAAGCGATCGATAAGGACAGGATCAATATTAATTTCATAACACTGGTTATTCAACCAGTTTAGTGATCATTTCTTAACCACCAGAAACCAAAAAGCCCGCATAAGCGGGCTAATCGGGTGACGAACCGACCAAGGCAACGTCACGAAGGTAACAACCAATGAATATCATTCATTAGCTTGTGGGCCACGACCAAGCAACCCACGCAGGTATAGTAACTCAATGAATATCTTCGTTCCACAAATCCAATAATTTTTATGATACCTACCGTCCTAGTGGCGGTTTTTTATGCCTGAAAATTAACCCAGTAAATTTAAAATAAAAAAATATTACCTTGAGGTATTGACATAAAATATAACCCACAGGTAATATCAACCACATCAACACGCAACACCGCTCTTTAACAACCTGTGCCATGAACGACTAACCATGCGAGCGACATTCATGTCGGTCACATACTAGGTCACTCCGAGTAACCCAGTGACGGAGGACAGAAATTCACTGAAATAGACCTTGTGTACCGCTACGGATACCAGGTGTTGAGTCCTATAGATAACGGACTGACATTTGCTGGAACGGCTTAACTGCGAGAATGACACGATATGTACACAAGCCCCGCCAGTCTCGGCGGTGAGGTAGAGACAAAATAGGCTTTGGAAACAGAGCCGATTTGAAACTCCTTTGTGGTAGGACAGCGGTTTGGGTAATTCCTACTAACCCCAATAAAGCTGCACAGAGGAGTTTCAAATAATCCGAGTTTTCTTGCTGTGATAAGCAGATAGAAAACAAATCTGACTCCGATAATTCGGGTGTGAAGCCAACACATAAAAATACAAAACCTTACTCAGTTGGGAGTAAGCCCAGTAATCACATATAGGTGAAGTGCATTGGCAGTGCGCTGAAAAAGAGCTGGCATCCCGAACAAAGGACGAAATGTCTCGGATTATTACTAAAGGTGTTTCGGTGAGTGGTTGGAAAATTCCATTAACTGTATAAGTTTTGAAAATTTCAAATAGTCAACCACTCAGCCGAAGCATCTTGGACATGCTGATATCCATAGACGGTATACGGTGTAGCCATCGGTAATCCGCGCCAGTTCACCACTGCACTGGAAGCTGTAAGCTTAGGTCGTGAATTAAACCTAAGACGTAGACGAGCAGTAATAATGCTACGGAATGAGCGAGGGATCTTTAACTTCGTGATCATTATGACGGCGGGAAAGACTGCGACAGCCCCGATCAGCCAACGGCTTCAAAGTAATAGGCAAGTGGAACGAGAACGCACGAAAGAGGTTCAGGTGAGGTGGACACTAAATCACCGGTGACGGATGGAAGTTTCAAGTTGGCAAGCACGTCGAGAACAAAAAATACATAACTTGTGACACCTCGGAAAGACGGGGATTTTCAAAGCAAACTTAGATAGCTGCCATTTACCGAAGTATCGGGGGCTGGGGAACGAGAGTTTGCTTTCAAAATACGCCCCGTAAACCAGCACCGACCTTCTAAGTCGGTACGTAAAAAGCTGGAAGGACGTGAGAGGTTCGATTCCTCTACGGGGTGCCACATTCAATGCCCCTTGGTTTTAAAAGAACGCTGGTTTTTACCATATTTCGCCTCTGGAGGAGGTCGAGGGACCTCACATTCGGGTAACGACCAAACCACCCCGCCACTGTGCGGGGTTTATTTCACCAGATAGAAGGTAACGACGATGTTTAGATACGAAGGTTACGTCATTGCTCAACATGAGAATGGAGATTGGGATGCTTTTGAGGAAACCGAGAGCGGATTCGAAGTCGTGATTGACAGACAAAAAACTGCACAAGACTGCATCGATTTCATCAATGATTTCCTTATCTAAAGAAACCAAAAACCCCGCATAAGCGGGGCAATCAGGGAGCGGGTAACGACCAAGAAACACGCTCCATGCTGCTTTCGCAGCGAGGTAACGACCAATGAACACTCACGTTCACCAGCCAGCAAGCCG